CCTCGCCAATCGACTTGACACTATCGGCCACGGTCTTGTGTCCCTTCGCCAACTCCGCTATCAGATTGCGGAGATCGTCTACATCTTTCTTCGTTACGTCAGGTTTGGTTTCCTCAGGCATTTTCGCTCACCCTGTTCATTGATGCAGAGACCTCTTCGGCCTCGCTAAGCTTAGGTTGAAAGTCCTCAGCCGTTCTGCTCTTTATTCGCATCTCGCTTCGCCGACGCGCTAACTCTCGAGCTAGCAGATGGTGAGAACGCTCTAGCATCCTTGCGTTAATTCCGTTATCAAGCAGGATGTCAACCTTGATATCCTGTCTGTAAATCTCCACAGTGTACTTTCCTACTAGTTCATCTGCCATGATCTTACTCCTCTTGCGTTGCATTCGTCGACCAGCTGCTTCCGATTCTTAATATAGATTGGCTCTTCGGCGATGTGCTCGTAGACGCCACTTCTAAAAGAATGGACAACTGGCCCCGTCTCCTTAAGTTTTGTTCCCCTTAGGCGCCCGCAGCGACCACAGACCTCCATCTGATCTTCTACTAGCTCATGACACTGCTTGCACTGCCACCACCTCATCTTGGCTCTCCTGTAGCATTTGGTCGACCAGCTTGCTGACCAGTAGGAATGCCGCGCTGTGCAAGTTGCTGACTGAACTGACCGAACTGCTCTGGCGACATAGGATTGGCCATAGAACCAGCCAGCGGCGGAAACATGGGCATCAGGTCATCTAACTGTGGCATGCCTAACTCATTTACCAGATACATAGTGAGCTTGATAGGGTCCATCAGAGGATTCTGAGCCAGCAGAGTATATGCCTGAAGTGCATTCTGTCTTCGCACAGCACGAGTCTCTGGAATGGCGGAGTCAGGGTCCACGTTGATGTTGTACTTGGCTGCTCCGAGAGCAGATGGGTTCACTGTAACCCAAATTGGTACTCCCATTGGGCCAGTCACATCAACGATCTGAGGAAGACTCCAATGGTTGAAGATGATCTGGTGGATGTACTCTATCATCTTCACAAGCATATCAGCAACCATATCTCGACGCTCATCAACGCGAATCTGTGTAGCGGCTCTGACCACAGCGATCTCAGTCGCAGAGGTTCTAGCTTCAGGTGGTGTCATCTCACCAAATTCGTTCCTCGAGAACCCTAGGTTCTCCCTGACATCACTCATGACCTGCAGATCAAACTTGAAGAGTGCATCTGGTATGTCTACAGCAACCGACTCTATCACATTCTTAGGATCCCCCATGACCTTGATAGCAGCGAGAATATCTTCACCAAAGATCTTTTGAATCTCTTCCTCTTTGACCTTGCCAGAGTCATAGAGAAATCGGACTAAAGCGAGCCTTCGGTGCATCATCTGCTGAGTGCGAATCTCATTGATCTCACGCTGGTGTGGCTCGAGAATCATGCTGTCTGGAACTCCCCAGAACACTTCCTCATCTTCATTGAAGACCAAGTCCAGGTAAGGAATGCTCCCATTGTATTGGAGTTCGTCATCCTCGAACAGATGCACACGGCTCTTCATATTTGGGGAGATAATCATCACCTTACCATTGCGCTTATCTCGAATCTCTAGCAAGTCAACAGTTTCCTCGCGCTCGAGGATCTTGGTACCTCCAATCAGATCTGTGTCTCGAACGCTAGTGGGTGCCATATCTGCAACGTTGCGCAGTCTGTCATCCGCCTTAACGTCGTCCAGAGGACGAGTAATCCACTCAGCAACCCAGGGAGCGCTCGCCAGCTTGGTAGTCAAGTTCGGAACTATGAAGGAGCCAGTTGACGGCGAGAGGAACCAAGGCATCCCATCTTTGACAAGCGAGTTATACTCAAGCCGTCTACCGTTCTTCCTAGGAGCTCCATGATCTATGTCGACAGCCGAGAACTCTGTACTGAAGCCTATCTTTCCAACACCTGTACCATAGAGGAAGGCCCGTGAGATAGCTGTCTTCATCGTAGACTTCACGCTCATATCTCGGATGAGCCGATTGTCTATACGCTCGAGGATCTTTGCAAATGCCCAGTTCAACATTCCAGGCTTCGCAGGTGACACAGAGACCGCTGGATTCCTAAAATATATCCTGGGCACAGTTGCCCTAAGCATCTTGAAGAACAGGTTGCTTGGCAGTGTTCCATGTTTCCAGTTCCCCCTATATGCATCTCTCCAACCCTGCCACATGTCTTCTCGAGCGTACTTCTTCCTAAACTTCACCCCCTCACGAATCTGGTGAAGCCACCAAGCTACATCGGGTTTGCCACTTACATAGCCTTTCATAGTACCCCCAAGCCTACTAGACACTGAAGATCGGCCGCCGCAAACTTGAGGCCAGTGTCTATGATCTTTCCTAGATACTTGACGTTAGAAGCTGTTCGATATACCCTATTCATTGCTTCCTTTGTATCGCGACCTATCGCGGTTGTGAGACCAACAGAGAAGGTTGAGCCGCCCAGACCTTTGCTTGGAGAGTAGTCCATAAGCCACAGGTGGTTTGAGTTCTTGTGTGAGATACCAGCAACTGGACTTCCAGCGAGCTTAGCGACTGGAACAGCGCTTAAACGCAGTCCAGCTATGTAGTCCCAAGAGGGATCTAGCCTATCCAGCGATCCATCTGCTACACCAAAGAGCACATCAGCCGCGCTTATCCGCATCGAACACGCTTCGAGAACACACTCAACGCTGCCAGCAGTCAGGCCAAACCTAACGTCTCTTGCCAAGAGTTCTCCAGAGGGGGTCACTACCACCAACAGGCTAACATATCCGTGGTAGGACACCTTTCTGAGTACCCTCGAGAGGGCCCTCATCGGAGTCGAGATTCCAGCATCCTTGTTCTTGATAGCTACCCCAAAGGAGCTTATCTGTCTGTCTAGCATACCTCTTCGAGTGACGAAGAGAAACAGTGGCTCTACCCAGTCTCTCCCATTGAAGAATCCCTCGATGGATGCATAGTATCCGCCGACGACTTCCTGCACTAGGATCTGGCTGCCATTGACTAGCTTAGACTGAAGCCAGTATAGAGCCTCACGGGTCTCCAAGACCAGCGGATCTGCGATGCCAACTGGAACTACTGCATAGGCAACAGATCGCTCGAAAGGCGGAGAGATAGGCTCTGATCCTACAATCGCACGAGGCACAACGGGAATGCCTAACTCGGACAAGATGCGCATTCTTCTAGCTATGCTAGCAGAGCAGTGATCAATTAGATCATTGCATCCGAAGACTCTCTTCCCACGGCCACTCAGGAGATCCGAATAACGACCCCAGCCAAGACCATCGCAGACGAAGAGCTCTCTATCTACAATCAAAGGACGCCACGCATCGACTAGCTTGCAGGTTGAAGTCGTTCCTGGCAGACGGTCCTTGATATAGACACTAACATCGTGCCCTTCCTCAAGCACTCTAGTAGCGATGCCTAAGGTATCATAGACTGATGATAGGAATGCTATTTTCATCTGCCACCTGACTGGTTATAGGAAAGTCCTTGCCACGATCAGCGAGCTCCTTAATGATGTAGTCAAGACAGAACGGATCACGCTCTGGCGGAGTTGTATATGGCGCCTCATGTGAGAGCATAAGAGCAGCCCTCTCAACACCAACTACCGCCATAGCCGCAGCCATGACTCTGTCATCTCTGCAACCATCCTCAGCTTCCATTCTTCCAGTGTCTGTCTCGATGAAAGTGGAGAGTTCACTGGCCAGTGAGTCACTGTGAAGAATTATCTGCGTAGCTAGAAGAGCCCTGAGCTTGCCTAGAGCAAAGGGCTTAGTTACCATCGTAGTACGGAAGCCGAGGTTGAGAAGGGATGGAACTTCCTCATCCACGGGTAGCGGCCTAGCATACAGCCTTCCAATGGGATAGTGCCCCTGTAGTTCGTTGAGCGTCACGATCCCATGGTTGTTGTTCTCAACCGTGATGAAGGCCGTATTGTAGATTAGACCAAGCTCTGCTATTTTGTATGCAAAGTCAACAGGGTCAACTCTATTGCTAGCATACTCCCCCACCTGTTCAAGCGTCTCGAGGTCAAAGATCTCTATGACGCTGTTATCTTGACCTATACCAGCACCCACGTCGGCTCCCAGTAGGTAGCACCGACCTGGTTGTGGATGGAAAGACAACCGCCAGAGGTTCGCTCCATCTTTTATCCATAGCGGCTCTGGAACAAGCTTGTAAATCTGGAAGAGTGAACGGCCACTGGCCTGGAAGCACTCGTCTAGGGTCATTGGATACTCTTTCTTGAACTTAGAAAGATCGTAACCGAGCTCCTCCAACTTTCTGCGCCTCCAGATGATCTGACCAGCAGTCAGCTCGTAGAGCTTGACTAGATCTGGCTCTTCCAGATCCTCTCGCAAGCTCTGCAGGACAAACTCTTCTTCGTCCTTGTCGAGGTTCACAGTGTACTCCTGGAAGTCCTGCCAGTTGAAGAAGTGCAGCCGATATCGGCTCTCACCAGACTGAGCTCTCAGACAGAACTTGTGATAATAGTCCTGGTAGCCATTGCCAGTACTCTCGAGGGCTATCTCGCCAGACTCAGTTACGGCTTGTAGCAAGCCACTCATGAGTTGGTCAGGGTCAGCCCAGTAGGCAATCTCTGAACAGTGCAGAGCAGTGATAGTATCACCACGGCCGAACTTGCGGCTACCAGCAGTTCCGATGTAGAACATGGAGTTCGTCTTCGGAAAGGTGATCTCTGACTTACTGAGATGTTGAACTACTGGAGCTGGTCCCCGGATGTTGTGAATCATGTAGTGAACGCGGTTCAGTAGACGCTGCGTAGCCTCTCGCTCATGAGAGATCACGACAGCTCTCGTATTCCGCTCGTGCAGACATTTAGCTAGATACCGTCCCAGAAAGTAACTGGAGACTCCTTCCTGACGAGCCTTGGGAATGATGTCTCGTCCGGTCAAGGCAGCATCGAGAGTAGCCTGAATTGAATTCAGGTGAAATGGGACATCTCTCTGCTGCTTGTCTGCAATCATGAACAGTGTCTCGATAATTAGCCGTTCTTTGGTAGCCATCAGAATCGCTCTCGCTTGGGCAAGAAGCTATCCAGCATAGGATCTCTCGGCTGCTGAAGCGTTGGAGGCTTTGGAAAGCCCGAGTAGGAATCTGGGCCTGCTCTAGACGGAATTGCTGTACCTCCAGGACCTACCGTGAAGTTGGGTGGCCCTTCGTAGAAGCGTAGTAAAGCTTCCGCTCGATCGAGTGCATCGAGCTGCATCTCAGTTTCAGCAATCTTCCTCTTACCTGCTGGAGTCCTGTTGAAGTAGTTCAGTTGGTTCTGTAGCTCGCGACGCTTATCGAGGATAGCCAGCAGACGAAGTTTGAACCGACTAGAAACCGGAGGCTGAGGCAGTCCTCGAGGGGCCTCAGCTGGGTCTAATGTTCCTTGAGCTATTCCACGCATAATAGAGGCGAGCTGGTCTACATCCTTCCCAGTCGCACCTTCGGGTGGCAGATACTCTTGGAGATTGCTTCCTAGCACATCCAAGACATCCCGTGCAGCACCAATCTGCTCCTGACGCTTCGCATGTCGCGGTCTGCGTCGTTGTGGATCTGTCATGCCCATTAGTTTAGAAGGCATAGCTCACCTTGGTATCACCGTTACCTTCTCAACGTCCAGAGCCGTATCTGGAAAGCGTTTTCTAAGATCACTTGCCTCCAATTTATTGGCATAGCTGCCCTCAGCAAGACGAGAATGAGCTTCTCCAAGCAGGCTTCTATAGCGCTCAAAAGCTGGCCGTCCACGCAGACCATCAACAACTTGAGATACGCTGTTATACTGTTCCTGCAGCGACTTGGTCATGTCGACGTAACCACGCTTGAAGGATAATTCTCTAGCCTTAGCTAGCCGCTCCTGCCTAGCGAGAAGTCCTTGCAGAAATTCCTCCTCATACTCTACAGATCCGCCACGAGCGAAGCCCTCAATTGACTGTATTCCGTGGTTCATCTCGTGGATGAGAGCTTCTCGCATGGAGGGAAGATCTGGAGCCTCCAGATCGATGTAGTACCTCTTACGAAGGGTGTCTTCAAAGGTCGCAAGATCCTGTGCAGTTAGCTTGCCCTTGTTTTCCGTCAACATTCGATGAGTAAAAGCACTCAGCTTCTCCTCATTCCTTATATTTTCTGCTATCTTGTACTTCTTTAGAATTGGCCTAATCACCTCATCGTACTCGTCTGCAGCAAGCTCCCTTACCGACACGTTGAAGAAGCCGTTGACGAATGGGCCTTTCCTAAGAGTGACCTTTGCATTCGCTAGCTCTGGATAAGCCTTGAAGAAGGACTCATGGTTAACCAGATGGCTTAGATAGCTCTTGAGCTCAGGTCCACGCAAGCCTCCAGCCAAACCTATACGATCCCCCTCTGTAGAAAGGGGCTTCTCCATGAACTCTCTCAATGGAATTCTATCCTTGAAACCAAAGTCGCTGAACTCGAAGCGCATCTTCCCATCAAAGCTACGCCACCAGTTAGTCTTAGCCCAAGTCTGGTAAGGGGTAGCTCCTTTGCGTTCCATTTCAAGCGCCTCTGCCAGCATGGCTCGAGCCGTCTTAGAAATCTTAGCTATTCGCACACCACCTAGCGAGCCCCTCTGCTTAGAAAGCACCTCACCAAGTTTAGCAGTTCGAGTACCTTCAGTAGGAACTGAAGCGCCCACAGTGCCAATAGCCTTCGCAGTCTTGGACCCTCTCGTGAGCCTGCCAGCAAGACCAACGACTGGAAGCAATCCAAGAGCACCAAAGCCAATCTTCCCAGCATCTTTATCACGAACACCCTCAAGAAGCATCTTGCCAGAGAGAGCCTCACCAATCACTGGAACGAAGCCCAATCCAGCCTCCACAAAGTCGCGAGACTGCTGCCTCTCGAGGTCAATCTCGTCGAAGCCCCCTCGAATGCCGGCGAGGAACTTGATGAACTCGTCACCAGTTAGATCTCCGCTTCTGTCAGTTTCGTCAGCCATCACACATTCCAAGACCCAAGGCCGGATGGGAGTTGGCGACCTGGAGAAAGTGATGAGACCTTGGATTTGCTAGCTCCCATGCCAGGAACTGGAGATATCTTTCCACCTGCACCACCACCCAAAAGTCCAAGCAGTCCGCTAGTTAGAGATTGGCCACCCTCAGGCCTACCTTGGAATAGGTCAGCTAGAGTCCTGGCACCACCAACACCCCTAAGAATGTTACCGAATGTCCCAGCGAAGAGGCCTGGAGCAAGCAGTGGTGCCGCGAAGCTCAGGAGTCCAAGAATCCCCCCCAGTGGACCTATGCCACCTTTCTTCACTCCTACAGCGTTAGCGAAGATTCTCTCGATGTCTCGAGGATCCGGAAAGTTTCCAGACTGTGTTTGCATTAGGGGAACTAGCCATGGCTGATCTCTCCCCTGGACTTTCATAGAAAGCGAACCAGGAGAGGTCTGGAAGCTATTACCCTGTCCGCTAGATGCAAAGGG